TGAACCAGATGCGCCAACCTTAAGCGTGCCAACTGTTGCAGTATTCGTTACCGAAAGTGTTCCAATGGTTGATGTATTGACAGATTCAGTTCCAATCGTTGCCGTTCCAGTAGAGGCCGTAAAGCTTGTTCCAAAGGTTGCTAGTCCAGATGCAAACAGAGTTCCAATCGTTGCAGTACCTGTGGATACTGTAATATTCGACCCAAATGTAATTGCGCCAAGCTGAAACGGTATTGTTGCCGTGCTGATTGTGGCTGTGCTGATGGTTGCTGTTGCAATTGTTGCTGTGCTAACTGAAAGAGTCCCAATCGTTGCCGTTCCTGTAGATGCTGTAAAATTAGTGCCAAATGTAACTGGCCCTAAAAGACTACTATTGCTTGAAACTGTGAAAGATCCGGTACTTTGTACTCCGGATGTGGATAGAGATAAAGCTGAAGATGTGTTGTCTCCATCAGTAATAACTTGAAGCGAGCCATCAAGACCAGTTGTGCTAAACGTCTTGATAAGCTGTCCAAAGCTACTACTAATAGTCTGTGTTCCAAGTGCGGGCATTTAGTCTCCTAGTTAGAAAGGCGGTTTTTAAGGACATCCCAGGCCATTGAACATACTAGCCCAATCAAGCCAGCAACAGCCAAAACCCTCGTCCGGAGGTGTTCCAGCGCAGATAATCTATTAGCAACATCCCCGTGGAAAGCAAGTGACCTTTCTACCATATCGTATAATTGCATTTGCCTCTCTTCCATCCTTGCAAGTCGCTCCGATTGGGTAGCAATACGATCCTTGAGGTCAGATATTTCATCAAGACTCACGACCCTTGCCCTCCAGATACTTTAACGCTACAGCCAAATGAACAACAGCGTCCACAACTTCGTCCCGATCTCTGCCGTCCTCCACGATACGCTTGATTGAGCGATTGACAGACATTAGGTGCTTTACCTTGCCAATGTACTTTGTCTCTTTGACCATGTTGTTGTTTTCCACGGCAAACTTTAACGCCTCCCTGAAACAGGCATACTCCGAGCGAGTCATCAAGAAACGCAAACTCAAATTGGTCAGCCAAATGGCGAGGCATTTCATTTTACTTTCCCCGCGTCTTCGGCTGCACCCATGTCGCTATAACGTGGCAAATCGGTGTTGGACTGCTTTTTTGGACAGCAGGAGGACAGGATGAGGCAGGCTAGGATAAACTTCATTAGTATGCCAAGAACGCCAATGGTGTAGGTGCAGTTCCATTTGTTGCTGTATACGTTCCAGTAGATAATGCTGATGACATTGTTTGTAATAAACCAGATGTTTGATTTGTTATATAGGTTGTATGATTTGATAAATAAAACATATCAACAGTTGGACCAAGCCCTGGGTATGGGGTAACTGGTTTTCCAAGAATATGTGCCTGCCTTGAGTATCCATTTGCACAATAAGAGCTTCCTCCTGTTCTTACTGCTGCAACAATATACCAACCTTCTGAATAATTTTTTGTTAAAGTAAATGAGTTTGTATATCCAGCCGTACTTGAAAGAGTAGAAACAAACGAAGTTGATTCAGTTAGAAACGCATTTTCTAATCCTTGGTTTGCATCGTAAATTCCAATTTGAATTGTTCCAGCAGTTGTTACTGTAGATGATCCAACTGTCTGACATATAATATCAATTGATGAAACTCCTGATGGTATATAATAAGGATTAAGAGACATCGCTCCAGTTGTGTGAGCGATTGTAGGTCCTGCACCACCAGTAACCATGCTGGAATCACATCCGGTAGGATGTCTAATGCGTTTCGTTCCAGTAGGCGAAACAGGAAATACTAAAGGATTTTTTCTTGGGAAGTAAGGCATTACGACAACTCCGTAACTTCTGCCGTTCCTGCTGTAGCAAATATTCCTCCAATTAATCCTGTGTAATTAAATGGAACCTCGTAGTAGTCTCCGGAATTTAATTTTACAGTATAAACAGATGTGCTTGCCGTTCCTGTTCCAAGTAGAACATGAAGGCTTCCAGGTCCTGTATTGTAAATAGAACAACCAAGTCTTCCAGTATTTGCAGTTGAAATTGTTCCGTAGCTTGTGGATGTGAAATCATTCGAACCAGTTCCACCGGAAGTTGATCTTTTCTCGGTAACTGTTCCGGATGTTACAATAATGCCATCGGCAATATCCGCTTGGAGTGTCGCAAGTAACGCCTCAATGTCAGCTACATTGACATTGATTGCCATCGTCCCGCCACTAAGGGCATCAATAATAGCATTCCATTGCCGACCCATTTTAGGACTCCTTAATCTTTGCGATTGTAAATTGCCATCGCACCGCCGGTCAAACGAACTTCGTCAATGTCACCATAAACTGTGACACCAGCCGCATATGTTGCTGCCGTGGTTGCCCCGCTGATAACAAGAGTTGCTGTGGAAAGCGTGAGAGCAGTCACCGCATCGTAGCTTCCAGTATTAGTGGAAGCTGACGATGCAATGATTGTCCCACCGTTACCAAGTGTAAGGCGAGATAAGAGGCGCATTAGCTGTGTAGGGCAATCCGGTAGGAAGTGCCGTTAAGAGTCACATTCAATGACGCAGGAGATGTTGCAACTGTGTTAACAGTTCCACCACTCGATGCTGCCGTGATTTCAAACACATTGGTTTGGCCTTGGGTGTCAAAGCGAATAGCTTTTCCCTTGGCTTTCCTAGTGCTTCGTACAAATTCATTTGCCATATTTTTTTCTCCTTAGAGTCGCACGTTTGATGCTATCTGGCGTGTACTGACTTTTAAATCTACTTCCAAGCTTTTGTTCTTGGCGGTAGTACCCCTTCATCAAATTTGTTTGATTGACTCCCAGCGGATTGTCGAGGGGTTCGCCAACCCCCACTAGGGCCAATCTTTGTGGAACTGTGAATCGTTTAAGATAACGAGGAACAGAGTCCCGTTCGGCTACAGCCTTTTCCAGTTCGACAACTTTCCCATTTCTGGTGTCCTCGTACTGGTAAACAGGCATTAGCTATAGTTCTTCTTGTCCGATTCCTCGGCCAACTTCATCATGCGTTCCTCTTCGGACATTGAATTTTCACCCTCGGCCATGTCTTCTGACTTGTCCTTGGATTCACTTTCGCTCATGGCGTGTTCCACATTAACGTGGGCAATACCATTTTCGATCATGTCAATCGTTCCGGAGAGTTCAACAGAATCACCTACTTCAGGTGCAACATCCTCGCCGCCATCGTTCATTTCAAACTTGGATACGGGGAGCATCACCATGCCTGATTTAGCCATTTTATTCATAGGTTTTTCAGATGAAGGAGATGACGGGGAGGTTTTACCCTCCCCGCCATTCCGAGGTCCCATACCAATTACTAGCATGGTTCCCATTTAATTATTAGCTGTAGTTGGACTTCGCAACGATGACTCGGAAGAACCGAGTATCGAGTTGCTTGGCAGCGTAGAACGTCTTGAAGGACGCTACGATGCGCTGTCCATAAGGATCGCTCTTGTCGGGAGCATCAAGGATCGTGACCTTCGGAGCGAAGGGCGAGCCAGAGGCTGCGATGGAGGACAAGCTAGGAACACCAAACGCGCCTCCACCGAGGAGGACGTTAGCATAACCAGTGTTAACACCAGTTGTTCCAACGCTATTTTCAGCGATGCCGGAGGAGGAAGTATTGAAGGTCTGGACGTTGGTCGAAGAGATGACCGAAACGCCAAACAATTTACCAGTTTCGCCTTTGAAGATTTGGTCGGGAGCCGAATAGCTCGACACCTTCAACCAATCATCGTCCTGCTGCAAGTCACGGATAACGGCAGGATGCGCGACAAGCGCGTAGCCGTCCTTGATCTTAGGAGCGCGAGCGATGAACAACGAGGTTGCACCATCGAGCAAGTCGGTGGCGGTCATCGCGCTGTTAGCAACGGAGCTAGTAGCCCAAGTCGTACCGTTGGTGCTGTTTTGAGCATAACGGGCATACGATTTGGTGGCTACACCAGTTCCGGTGCTGGTCGAGGAATCCTGCACCAACGCGCGGTGACAGAGTGTGTCAGCGTGGAGGGCGGCATCTTCGCCAAGTTGCTTAGTAGCTTGGGCCAAGTGGGAAAAAAGTTCGGTGGCCAAAACG